CGATCATATCTAATTGGCATATTTCTTGAGTAATCAATTCTTTTACAGTCTCAGCAGAAGTAAAAGCGTCAATGTATTCTTTCAATTTAACTTTATCATTCTTTATATCGGATAAACTAAAAGGCATATTTTCCATGTTTTTCCTGAGTCTATACTTCTTTCCATCTGCGTCGAGCTTTCCGCGAATATCTGTCTTACCATTGTAGTGCCATGGTGCCTCTGGCGCTTGGTAAACGCTTTCAATTTTTCCCGTTGTGTTATTTATCATAGCAAATATAAATAAACCGATTACACCATTACCCAAGTCATAAGGTGGTGATGCTTGAAAATAGCGTTGTCGCGCAAAAGCGTTACCACTAGCGCTATCGCTTCTCAGTGCTATAGTGGTTAGATATGAAGTGCTAGTGATATCTGTAGCAATCTCTGCATAAGCACCTTTTAATGCGTTGTCAGTAGCAATTTGAGGGTAAAATCCATACTGACCCCCCGGCAAGGTTGTATTCGTTAGGGCAGTTCCCGACTGTGAAACTATGCCGGAAGCGGTATTCAATTGGCTTATCCCAACCTGATCTAATGTAGCTAAATCACCCTGACTTGTTATAGTTCCTGCTGATGTCGCAAAAGCAATATCAGGTGCGCTTGCGTTGTTTTCTTGAATTGCCAAAGGGTTATCGCGCAACCGAGTAAATAGAGTGGTTGTGCCGGGGCTTTCTGGGTCTACATCACTGTCAGATATTGCTGTATAAGTTGTCATATTAGGTCTCTATAATCTTTTGCATTCTTCGGGTAATTGGTTTGCCACATATTACCATGTAATTATCAGCCGTTTCGCCCTCCATTGGTTTACCGCCTGATGTAGCTTGAGCCATGCCTTTGTAATGATGACAAGTTATGCAATGCTTCGCTAATCTGAGAGAAAAACCCACTAACGGGCAAGGGATTACAATGCTATCATCTATTTTAATACTCATATAATTTTATATCCCGCTGTCCCATCTGCGAATAAACCTGTATCTAAACAAATAAATCCATAAGCCGCTTTTTGTTCATCCGTTGCGCTTGAATAATCTGGCGTTCCATCTGGCGCAATAAAGAAATAACGGCCTGAAAATGATGATGTTAAAGCCGTGACCTTGACTTTGTGGCCAGGGTCGTTTTCGTTTATCTCAATAACCTGAAACTTTTTAGACTCATTAGCACCAGTAAACCCTTGGAACTGCCATGAATTTATCTCTACGCGACCGGCCATATCAAATTTAGTATCGTCTTTGGCACCTACTTCAAACTCAATTATTTCAGGCGTGTCTGAAAACCTTGCAAGTAATCGGCCTGAAAGGGTTGAGGCTTGTGCTAAATTGTTTATCCATCTTGATGTAATTACCTTTATTGCTTCTGATCCATAAAGATCCGAAGTTGGCAAAGATACATCAGCCGATATTTTAGCCGCACCAAAATTCTCAATATCATCATTCTCGGAAAAATCGATTTTAGAGTACCATACCTGCACCTGACTTATTCTTTGGGTTGCATCGCGTTTAATCTTGACAGAATCTTTTAGGATGTTATAGCCTTCTGTTAGCGTGTTAATCGTAACACCGCTAGGTTCTGGAGAAAGAGCCTTGATTTTAACCTTCTGCGTTAGAGCATCCCACCAAATGTCGAACATAAAATCTCTTGATAGCTCACCTATGATTTTTTCTATGCCTTCTGGCTTCATTAAAATCCCATTAACTAAAGAAGTTCCTAACCAAAGTAAAAGCTCATCATCCCAGTTTTCAGGCGTTCCGGTTGCTCCGTCATCGTAAGGAATGTATGACGTGGGAAGTCCTGCTCCGGTTACTAATAATTCATAAAGCACATCAACAACATTAGTATTTGACCATGTGGCGCATAACTGTACAGCGTCACCTTCTTTGTGGTCTTTGGCTTCTGTCCCGTATTGAGCGCGGGCTGTAAGCGTTAAAGTATCAGTTGAACGCGTAAATGTAATAGCTTCTTTACCGATTGACAAAGTACCGCTTGCAGGGTAGCTGCTACCGATACCAGCAGGAACCAGCGTGGCAGTACCAGCACCGGATGCAATGTCAGCAGACAACTCGCCTAATGACTTAACAGGGTATTGAGATTTTTCTTTATAAGTTCGTATCAATACATCCTTAAATGTAATATTAACCGCGCCATTATCCGGGCCTGATATATCGGTTATGTCATATTCATAGACATTAAAATCATTGAACGAAAACGGGCTGTTGATATACCCGTGATAAACTTTTAAAGTTCGGCCTTCAAAGTACGGGTTTCTTGCTAACCACTTGCCCCAAAATGTGCCGGTTGTTTCAGCGTCATAAGTCCGCTCGTTAAAATATGGATCTATTCCTCGGTCGTGGTGGGGAAAGTCTTTTATCTTTGTTTGTCCCACGCTTCTTTTTCCAAGCCCTTTACCCGCTGTAACTGATGTTGGTGCAATCCTTACCTGGCCATCTAATACGGGTAACATTGGTTCGCCTATTGGCAGATTAGATCTAGGAAGGCAGAATTTAACCTCAAAAGGAACTTTAAAATATGAAGCTGTCGCGTTGCATGTCTTACGAGTGTTAAAGCATTTAGCATTGCCTGTTTCTGTTGCTGTACATGCTAGGGTTGCGCTTGTTGATGTTGTTTTGACATAGTGGCCCGGTTCTGAGCCTTCGACAATTTGACCGCCCCATAGATAAACACTACCTGTATTTCCAGACGAGTTTGAAGACGGAAAAACTCTACCTCTAACATGCGTTGTACCGCTTGAGTTATTAGCGAGTGAAATATAAGCTCTATACCACCCGTTTCCCAATGACTCTAAGGTTGCGCCGCTATCTATAGAATTATTTGACCATGTTATTAACGCTGTCTTCGCTATAGTTGTTCCTCCAGTAAAATAAATCGCTAATAAAGTTGTTGCCGCACTACCCTCTTTTAAATGTATTGAAAAAGTTTTTGTTAAAGAATCGTTATCTGATGATACAATATTTTGGATAAAAAACCTACTTGCGTCAGTGTCAGTGTCGTTTATTAAATCTGCAGTCATTGATCCGTCGGGTGCGGCTGTAGCATTAGACGTTATTGTATGACTACCGTTAGTAGTCCAATCAGAATTATCAAATTCCTCGGAATATTTTAATAAATTAGTAAAGCTCTTGCCCGCTTCAAGTTTGCATTTATCTGCAACCAAACCGACAACAGTAAAAGGATCTTTCCCAAGTACATTTTTTGAGGCATCGTAGCTCATAAGATACCCTGAAAGTTTAGCGAGGCGCTCATAAGTAAGGGTGTTATATAACTTGGTATTGCTACCTGTCCAGTTTTAAATATTAATAATGCTTCGTCATTATTCTGTTCGTAATCCCAACTAAAAACGCATGATTTTCCAGCATTTAAATGTGCTATCAATGGCACCCAATAAGCCCTTACCCAAGTTGGTGATAGATTGGTTAATTGTATACTACCGCTAACCCCTGTTCTCAAAGTTGAAACTCCAAGATTAACGCCTAATTCAGAAATAGCTGTTTTGCTGCCAACTTCGGGAGACAAAGCCGAAGGCATGAAGCCAGGACTCATCGACCGCTCAAATAGAGTAGCCTCGCCAATCTGGACACCGGCAATAATCACAGTCCCAGTTGAGGCAAATAAAAGCCGCCAATCAGCCGCAATAGTAGAACCGAAAGCTATAAAGATAGTGCGACCTGTGGTCACTGAGACAGCCGTAGAGGCATCAATCCAACTAGACCCACCGTTAGTTGAATATTGCGGTTTAACGCTGCCAGCAACCTCGTGTAGATTGTGTCCCCACACTGCGGCATAGTCAGCCGTTTGAGCTGTACTAAAAGAGCATGCTATCCATTCCGAACTGGTGCCAGTAGGCTTCCACCAATCATATTGCTTCCAATCATAAGCGTTCTGTTTCTCATAGCCTGATGATTCACTTGACACTGTGACCGTAGCGCCGGAATCTTCAAATAAATTCTTATAGCCGATCCGACCACCTTGTATCTGACCGCCCGTTACTATAATAGACATTAGCTAATCACCAAGTTAGTTGTGCCGCCCATATCCTTTATCGTTTCGGCTAAGTTCACGGCAAATTTTCGCATACCTTCAGAATGAGGGCCATCACCTTCTATGCTTACACGTAGTTCTCTAACCTGTGGCGCTGCTGGTTGTTCTATACCTTCTGGAACTGCTGTGCTTCCAGGAGGCAACCCAGAAGAGACTGGCACACTTGGCGAGGTTGATCCTGATCCAACACTAGGCGTTGAACCGCCACCGCTGAACGATGATGATCTTATGGCGCTGATTTGCTGCATACCCTTCGCCAGCATTAAGCCAGCAGGAATTAAACCAAATGGATAGCCGCCGCCATTATCAAACGACTTCATAACAGCACTTGGCAGAGTTACAACAGCATTTGCTAGAGCGAAAGCCTTTTGTATCTTAAACATGCTATTACTGCTTTGTGCTAGGTTACCAATCATCAAAGCGCCGTTACTTAGTGCGCTCTTATAATCCATTTCTCGAATAGCATTACCAAAGTCTAATCCCGCCTGTTGAGATCCAGCTTGTAAATTGAATAAACGATCATAATAGTCTTTTTCGGCTTTAAGCTTTCTATTCTTATCATCTAAAATACGTTGGTTTTCTTCTTCTCTTTGCTCTATTTCTCTATTGACTCTTTCCGCAAGTCTAGATTCTTCCTCTTCACTCATACCGCCAGTGCCGGGGCCGCGCATACCTGAACCAACCGCGCCTGTGGTGTCTTGTACACCAGTCAAAGATCCGTCATCAATTAAGCCACCGCCAGCGCCAGAAGTCGCTGTGGGCATTAGAAACGGGTTTGTAAAATTTCTAGTCCGGCCAGCTATAGCGCTTTGCAATTCGTCAATTTGTGCTAAGGCTGCGTTGACATCAATACCAAGCCTGAACGAGTCGCCAGATATGCCAAGAAAGTCCTGCAGCCACTTAGGCGAGTTAGTTATTAAATCATTGGCAAAATCATTTATTGATTCAAGCATGCCATTCATTAAGTTTCCTATACCAACTTCTAAATTAATAAAAGAAATTCTCGCATGATCTAAAGCATTAGGAATAAACACCTCAAAAGTTTTTACTATTGTATTGCCTATCTCCCGCCGAAACTCATAAGCGGCCAACGTAGTTAAGGTCATTGCAGTAATAATTAAACCAATTGGATTAGCCATAATAGCTAGACCAATCGCTCGGATGCCAAGAATAATCGCAGGGATTGCAAACGCTGCAATTGTACCAAGTACCGTATATAAACGGCCCAAATCTGCTGTGAAAAACTGAATAACTTTTGTTGCAGCTTCAACAGACTTGGTAAAAATGTTAATACCGCCAGAATCGCCTATTTCTTTTTGTAGGTTACCAAATGCAATTCCAAGGTTAGACCATACAACAGCTAAATCCCTTGAAGCGTCTAACGCTGCGCCGCCAAACCTTTCCTGGAGATCACCTGTCAATGCTTCCAGTATTTTGCGAGAGCCTTCACTTGTTTTGCCAAATTCTGCAACCTCTAACCTAGCCAAACCGAGGGTATCTTTTAGAATTGTAAAAACTGGGATTCCACGATCTGCCAAACGATTTAAATCTTCAAGGCCTAAGCCTCCAGCAGTTGATCGAGAAAATAGATCTGTCATTGCGGTCAATGTTCCAACTTTGTCAGTTGTTACACTTGCAACGTCTGCAAAAAGTTCAAGCTGTGCTGATGTTGGTTCTATACCTGATGCTCGTAATTTAATAACTGATTGCGCTAGCTCGTTAATACTAAAGGGGGTTTGTGTAGCAACTCTTTGGAGGTCTTCCATAACTTTCGTGCCGCGCTCAACAGATCCGAACACAACGCCAAGTGATCGCTCAAGTGCTTGGAACTCAGCAATGGTTTTACCAAAAGTTAAAAGACCTATAACACCACCTAAAGAAGCAGCTGCAACTCTTAGCGCATTAAAACTCCCTTGAAGTCTGCCTGTTGCTGTTTCAGTTCGTCGGCCTTGCTGACCAAATCTATCAAGGTCAGTAGTTCCGCGCCGAACGCTTCGGCTATCAACTTCAACCGTTAATGTTGAAACATCTGTTGGCATTATTTATTGCTCCTAAGCATTGAAAATAGTGACTTCATTTTGTCGGCTATTTCGTCACGCGCTGGAAGATTTCCGAGATGTGGAGCTGGGCAAGCGGCATCACTAGATTGGTAATACTGAGAAACATAAACGCCTGACAATTGGTGAACAGCTAAAGCCTCGCCTGATGTCAATTTCGTTCCTGTCATTTCAGCCCATGCCCTCATTGTCTGCCATCCGATTGTAGTTAAGTTTTCGCCGTTTAGTTCCGCTTCGCCAATTTCTGACAAGTAGTTAATCAGATATTCAAGCGGCCCTTTGTCTGGAAATTGAAAGTCTGGATCTTCGTCTGAAACTTCCGCCAGTGATATGATTTGTTGCCTTCTTGATTTACCTCTTTGGCCTTTAGCATCTACAATTGGCGCAGCTAACCACGCCAATTGTTTGATATATAATTCAGCCTGTTCTAGACAGTCGAAAAAAAATTAGCGCGGTCACCCATAAAAGCATCAACCTGTTCACGAATCCAAAAGTGCTTGGTGTACAAGTCTTTTGCATTTGATACAGAAAACTCGACATCTTTACCGCTTTCGAGAATTCCAACCCAACCCAAAGTACAACCGGCTAAAATGTCACATGCTTCGTCATCAGTGGTTGAGAAATCTGCCTTCTTTCCGCGCGCCATCTTAGTGATACGTTTGTTCTGGATCTCCTTTTGTTTGGTTCGATAACTTGCTGAGTCAGTACCAGCCAAAGTAATAATGATATCCAAAGGCTCACCAGTTACAGGATGCTCCAGAGTAAGATCGGCGCCAGCCTCAGCAGACTTAGTTAAATCAATTGTGCTTAAATCCATCTTATGCCTCAAATAGTGTTTCTGGGTCAACAGCGATATTGACCGAAGTAGTAGAAATTGAACCGGATGAAATACCACCAATACCCGCTTTCATAATCTTACCAGTAAAGTTAGCGTAATCACCAGATGGTAATGTTACCTTAAACGCCACACTATTGTCAGAACCAAGTGCGGTTTGAATTTCAACTTGACCAGTGTTCGCTGTGACTTTGCCCAATGTTATTGGCACATCACTAATATCAAAGGTATCTTTTATCTTTTGGGGAAACGCTCGGCCTACTGTCTGATGAGCAACAGCAGCAAAGACTTTAGCTATTTCACCAATGTCAACTACTTCACCAACATCGATAAAGGTTAGTGAGGCATAGCCTGTAGACCCATCAGCATCATAAGTGGTTGGCAGTACAGCCGATATTCCGACAGTGGTCCCGGTATTTTTGGTTACGTCAGTCATAGTCTTTTCCTATTTTAAACGGATGCCCAATAACTGAGCGTGATTATAATTTCATACCAGTTGTTATTCTGGATGCCTTCTTTTCTAGCGGTACTTTCTATCAAAACAGATTGGCCGCCATATCCAATTCTGTTACCTGGGGCAAAGTATGCAATAATTTCTTCTGCTTTAGTCTTAGCAGCTACCGCGCCTGATCCTGATGGATATCTAAGATAGATCCTAAAGATTCCGTCAGTCACATCACTATGGTTTAGCGTTTGCTTTGTTGTATCATTCTGCTTTACTTTTATTTGAGCGTAAGGCGTACCTTGCACTGGTT